AGGGATAGAAGTCATTCCATGTCATTACAAAAGACAGCATATCGAATGGCAAGATAGAGGTGAAAGTCAGGGAGCTCCAGTGAAAATATATGAAGCTGGCGATGACTTACCAGAAACTACAAGAGATAAGTTTAATAAAGATAGACTAGCAAATGGTAACTATCTTGAAACAACTGCTAATCATTTTGTAGTTGTCCTAGGTAAAAATCCTACGACTGCATTGATATCCATGAAAGCTACTCAATTAAAAATTAGTAGAAAATGGAATACAATGATGACGGGTTTGAAAATGAAAGGATCAAACGGCATGTTCACGCCGCCAACATACAGCCACATTTATAAACTAAAAACTGTGCAGCAGTCTAACGACAAAGGCACATGGTTTGGTTGGGATGTAGCTAGAGTTGGTCCTATCACTGACGCCAATGTTTATGCAACGGCAAAAGACTTCAGCAACGCAGTTGCTAAAGGTAATGTCGAGGTAAAACAAGGAGACAGAGAAAAAGAATCCAAATCACCGTATTAAGGACTTCCAGGCATGGAGGACGTTGGAGGCGGCCCCGGGAGACTGCGGCCGCCCCTTTTAAAGGAGGATTATGGATCAATTTAAAAAGATATTTCAGGGCTTACAGAGAGCCCATGGCTGCACTTATGTAGACAAAAAAGGTGCCGATGGTTTAAAAATCAAAGGTAAGTCTTTTGTTAAAAGAGAGATAGTCACTGATTTACTTTGGGATAACCATCTCAAAGGTATAGAACCCAGTCTAGGCATTATACCCATAAACGAAGACAATAAATGTGTATGGGGTTGTATCGATGTAGATAAATATGACAACCTAGATCACAAACAAATAATCAAAAAAATAGATCAATACCTACTTCCGCTTTTTGTTTGTAGATCAAAAAGTGGTGGAGCACATATATTTTTATTTACAACAGATTTTGTACCGGCAAAATTAATGCGTGATAAACTTATGTCGATAAGTGCTATACTTGGGTTCGGTAATGCTGAGGTTTTTCCAAAACAGATAGAATTAAAATCGGAAGATGATACAGGAAATTTTCTAAACTTACCATATTTTAATTGTAAAAATACAACAAGATATTGCTATGATAAATCTGGACAAGCTGTTACAATTACGGCTTTTTTAGATTCTATAAAACAAAACTCTATCACCCCAAAAGAATTAGAAGAACTGCAAGTTAAAAGACCACCATCAGAATTTAGTGATGGGCCACCATGTCTTGAATCTTTAACAAGAGAAAAATTAGGAGATACAAGAGACAGAGTCATGTATCAATTTATAATATACGCAAAGAAGAAGTGGCCAGATGAATGGCAAGAAAAACTAAATCCATTTAATTACAAATATTTTAATCCACCCCTAGCAGATAAAAAGATAGAAGATAAAAAGAAAAACTTTGACAAGAAAGAGTTTGGTTACAAATGTGAAGAAGAACCAATGTGTAATCACTGTGATAAACAACTTTGTAAAACTAGACCTTTCGGTATTGGTAAACAAATTTTATTTCCACACTTATCAGATTTACAAATAATAGAGACAGAAGAAAAAGAATTTAGATTAAACGTAGATGGTCAACGAGTGTCATTAAAAGCAGATCATCTTGCAGAACAAAACTTATTTAGAAAAGCGATGATAGATCAAGTTTATGTTAGTCCACCAAAATTAAAACCAGAAGATTTTAGAACGTTAGTGCAAAATTTATTAGACAATAAAGAGATAGTAAAAGCACCACAAGGATCATCTAAGATAGACCAACTAGGTCAACACTTAGAAAATTATTGCACGAGTCTTACAGCAGAGGGATCTGCAAAAGAAGATATTGAAAATGGGAACGTATGGAACTACCAGGGACATCATCATTTTTCTTTTCATATTTTTTATCATCAGTATTTATCTAAACGAAAATGGAAAACAGATTATGATCGCACTTTGTTCTGGTTGAAGGACAACCATGACTGTGATACAGAACATCGTATGATGGTTGGGAAAAAGAAACTACAAGTAGTCAAGTTAAAACAATTCCAAAAACAAGAACAAAAAATAAAAAAGAGAACGTTTAAGAAGGAGGACGCATTTTGAAAACTATTGTATTGGGTCCACCTGGCACCGGTAAGACAACCACATTATTAAACGAAGTAGAAAAATATTTAAAAGAAACTGATCCTAATAGAATAGGTTATTTTTCTTTTACACAGAAAGCTGCATACGAAGCTAGAGATAGAGCCATGGCTAAGTTTAATTATAGTGAAGATGATCTACCTTATTTTAGAACACTACACTCTCTTGCATTTAGACAGCTAGGAATCAAAAAAGAAAACGTAATGCAGAAACACCACTACGATGATCTTGGTAAAAAAACAAATATGGTTGTTGACTACAACGAATATGATAACGAACACACAGGATTATTTACAACTAAAAGTGATCTACTTAGAATAGTGCAGCTAGCAAAACTTAGAGACATTACACCTGAACAACAATTTAATTTAAAAGAACATTCTCAAAACATAACAATACACCAACTAAAACAATTTGTATCTGATCTTAATCAATACAAAAAAGACTATGGTCTAATAGATTTTACAGACATGATTACAGAATTTGTTAAATCAGACAAGTCACCTAAGTTTGATGTTGTATTTATTGATGAGGCACAAGACTTATCATTATCCCAATGGGATATGGCAAGGTCAATATGGGATAAAACACAGGATACTTATATTGCAGGAGACGACGATCAAGCCATATTTAGATGGGCCGGTGCAGATGTAGATAGTTTTATAACACAGACAGGGAGACTAATGCAGTTGACACAGTCATACCGAATACCGCAGGTAGTTCATGATGTGGCATCACGCATAGTAAATAGGATACAAAACCGACTACCAAAAGAGTGGCAACCAAGAACACAAAGAGGATTGCTTTCATATTATAATGACTTCGAACAGATTAACATGAGAGAGGGCAACTGGCTAGTCCTAGCCAGAACTAGATTTATGTTAAATGAACTTGAGGATAACTTAAGGTCCCAAGGGTTGTATTACGAGAACAAGTTTAGAACGAATGTAGAACAAGACTTGTACAAAGCTGTAACAGACTGGGAACAACTTAGACAAGGTCAACTTTTAAAATACGACCAACTGGAAAAAATTTCTTCATACACAAGTATGTGGGATAAACAAAAAATGAAAGGTATGGTCAAAGATGCTTTTTATGGAATTGATCAATTAAAAAAAGATTATGGTCTTAAAACAAATGCAATTTGGTTTGAGGCTTTTAATGATGCACCGGAGAAGAAAGTAAGATATATTAGACGAATGAGGGAAAATGGTGAGAAGCTTACAAAAGCACCACGTATAACTTTATCTACAATTCACGGAGTAAAAGGTGGTGAGCAGGACAACGTAATTCTCCTGACTGACTTATCTAGAAACACACAAAAGAATTACGAAAAAAATCCTGACGATGAAAATAGATTGTTCTATGTTGGAGCGACTAGAACTAAAAATCATTTACACATCATCAGACCAAAAGACATTTACAAAGGATATAGAATATGAAAACAGAAGACGCGTTAAAGTTAGCACAAGAACTAGTTACAGGACCTAGAGCAAAAACCTACGGAGATAAAATAAGAAATCATGCAAACATTGGAAAGTTATGGACAGCATATCTAGACAAAGAGATAACAGCGCACGATGCTGCCGTAATGTTAGCTTTGTTAAAAGTAGCAAGAACTAAATTTGGTGAACCAACTGAAGACACTTACGTAGATGCAGCAGCTTACATGGCAATAGCTGGTGAATGTAAACATGAAGATAAAGAGTGGAAAAAACAAAATGAAGATACCTTTATTTAAACCACAGACAGAGTGGATACCACCCACAGACTTTCCCGATCTTGGAAAGTATGATGAGATAGCTGTCGACTTAGAAACAAAAGATCCAAACTTAAACGAAAGAATGGGATCTGGATCTGTTGTAGGTGTAGGAGATGTGGTTGGTATATCATTAGCTACACATGACTGGTGCGCATACTATCCTATTGCACACGAGGGTGGCGGTAACATGGATCGTAAAGTAGTTTTAAAATGGCTGCAAGATCAGATGAGCACAGATTCTATAAAAATATTTCATAACGCTATGTACGATATATGTTGGTTAAGAAAGTTAGGCATAAAAGTTGAAGGGACAATCGTAGATACAATGATAGCTGCAGGTCTAGTAAATGAAAATAGATTACGTTACGATTTAAATGGTTTGTCTAGAGATTATATTGGTAAAGGTAAAGATGAGTCAGCGTTATACGAAGCAGCAAAGTCTTGGGGCGTAGATCCAAAAGCAGAGATGTATAAACTACCAGCCATGTACGTTGGAGCTTACGCGGAGCGTGACGCCCAACTCACATTAGAGTTGTGGCAAGAAATGAAAAAAGAAATTTTACATCAAGACATACAAGATATTTTTGATATGGAGACAGCTTTGTTTC